GGCATCCGCTAAAACTCCGGCAGGGTCTTCTGCAACTGCTTTTTTAACGCCCTCAAGAGACCCGTAGCGGTCAACATAAAACTCACCGACTTTTCTAGCAACTTCCCGTGATTGTGGGTCTTCTCCAATTGCCTGCACCAATCTCTCTGGAAGAACGGCTTGCAAAACCCCAGCACCCAAATCAAGAACGCTTTTAGCGGTTTCAATAGGACTGGTCACGGCAGTCGCAAGATTGCTTACAAGACCAAGAACAGAACTAGGGAAGTTTCTAACAGCGCCAGCAGCAACATCACCAGCACCCATAGATTGTTGAGGGGCCATTGAACTAGCAATTTCAGCCAATCGAGTGGCGGCAGCAGTGTCTCCAGCCGCATCTGCATTTCGTAAGGCTTGCATCACCTCATCGTAAGTCGCCATCTTATCTCCTCAGATAACGGTTAATGAGGTCTTGATCTGCTTGTGGAAGTTGAACTCTTGGGCTTCCAGGTGATGCCGCTTGGTTGCGCTCAAAAAATTCTTGGATTGGGTTGCCTAACTCAAGCAACTTCTGGCGACCCTCTGCGGGGGTTAACTTGCCATCAAGAACATCTGAGGCAATTTGACCCTCTTTAACTAGGTACTCGTTGATGTCCTTCATGCTACGAATAATCTCTCGGTTTGCACCTGGCTGGTTAATCAACCGTGGGAGAGACTCTTTGTAGAGCGCCAAGTCTGCGTCAGACATGGTTCCAGACCCAGGAGGGCGCTGTTGCGGAACGAGCTTGTTAATGATTGCCTGCGCCGCTTGGATGTCGTCAAGACCTTCAGTTTTAATACCAAAGTTTCCAGCCGCCTGCTTGAACGCCGCAGCACCGCCAGTTCCGACCTTTTCCAAGATATTGCCGAGTCTAGTGATCTCCCTAGAAGAACGAGCAGCAGATGTACCAGACTTCTGGATTTCAGAAAAAGCCTCAGCCTGACTTTCTTGGGCTTTCTTTTGGAACGGGCTAACTTTGTCACCAACATTGACAGTCGTTCCAGGAGGACGCTTCATGTCAATGTACTGAGAAAGCGTTGTTCCTTGCGGCACAAGACCCGCACGAACAGCATCTTGGAACTCGCCCACAACGCCGGAAGATTCTCTAAAACGCTGGGTAGCAAACTGCTCTGGGAAGGCTTCAGCCAATGCCCGTTGATCTTCAGGGAGCGTAGAAGCAAACCGTGAAAGAGCCGCTTGGCGAGCTTGTTGTTGGGCTCGCTGGGCTTGTGCGGCTTGCATCTGCTGATTAAGCATAATGTTACGCAGCGTCTGGTCAAAAGACCCCTGATAAGCCTGTACTGCGCCTGGGCCTGCTTGTCCCAACACACTAAGAGTAGAAGGACGGCCACGCTGCCCCTGTGCGCCCTGTAAAAGCCCAAGGCCAAGGTTTAGCAATGCGGCAGACTGCGCCCTACCCTCGGCAGCACGAAGCTGCTCTGGGCTCAATAAACCAGCAAGAATCTCATCCATAATTACCCCAACAAAGAGTAGACATTAGGAGTCCTGACCCCTGCACCACTCAAGAGTGCAAGAAGGTTAGACACATCGACAGAACCAGCAGGCATTTGGCCAGGATCGCTTCCACCGCCAACAGGCTGGCTTCCTCCACCACCACCCAAAAGACCCGAAACCCTGTTTACATTTCTTAGTGTGTCAAAGGCATCACGCAAAGAAATAGAAGAAGGTTCGACATTGATAACATCTTTCCCGAGTACATCTGGGTCGTTAATAAATGAGCCAGGGTCTCCAAGCACAGGAACAGCGTCGCTAGGAACAAATCCACCGCCACCAACTGTGCCACCTGGAACCTCAACAGTTAGCCCAACGCCACCCATTCCAGGTATTGTCGGCATTGTTGGTGGGGTCAAACCGCCACCAAGAATTCCATCTACCCCAGGGGGGAGATCAGATAAAGAAGGCGGCAAGGAACCAACGAAATCAGAAGGAGGGACTTTTAGTCCTTGGCCAGGGAATGTCACGCCATCAAGAAGCCCGTAACCTGGCAAACCTATTTCCATCGGTGGAATTGGGGTTACAGAACCTCCCACAGACATATCGACAGGGAACACTTCTGACACGCCAGGAGTTCCACCAACACTAGACGGTGGGGCTGACGGGGGTGTAGCCCCCTCCAATCCACTTAAAACTGCTTCTCCAAGCGCAAAAGTAGCGCCGCCTGTAACACCAGACTTTACAACATCACCTAAGTCACCACCTTTTCCAGCAGTTTGTAAAGACTTCAAAGAGCCGTATAAGGCAGGGCCAGCACCAGGGATAACCGCTGCCGCTATCTCAGGAAGAAATGGAACACCTGCAAAAGTTTTTGCAATACCAGATGCTACTTTACCAAGTTTACCGAACTTAGATTTTCCTGGAGTAATAGTTACTTCTGTTGGCGTTCCTCCAGTATCAATGTATCCATAGTTAGAACCACCTGAACCAGCAAAAGAATAAACAAGCTTCCCGTCTTTTTCACCAATTCCTTGAACTTCACCAGCAAATTTACCAACGGCCTTGTAAGTTGTTATTTCATTTGGTTTCTTATCATATTTCTTAAAGTCAGCGTCAGTAATTAAAAAACCAGACTCAGGGTTTTTATAACCAGCCTTTTTAAAAGGGTCATAAATTAACTCTTCAGAGAGAGTTATTGGTTTTAAAGTTTTAAGATAATCCTGGTTAAGAAAAGCCTGGTCAAAATATTGAATGTCTCCAATTCTTGCGCCTTTTTGAACAAACTCCTGTGGAACATACACATACTTTGTTCCATCACTTAAGGTCACATTGGCAAAAAAACGCCCAGAACCAAACTTCTCGAAAGACTTAACAAACAAGTCTTGGTCAGTTTTTTCAGCCATTATTAGAACAATCCAGCAATGTAATCAAATGCTTTATTACGAGTTTGCTCTGGGATAAGACCTCCAATGGTTGACAAGATACCAAGGTTTTGTACGGTTCTGTTTACACCTGGCTGTGCCTGTTGTTGATACTGAGAAGCAGCCAAAGGAGTTCCGTAAACGCCCGACAAGAAGCTCGCAAACTGCTCATAGGGAAGCCTTTGTTCAAACTGAAACCTCTGGATGTCCTCTTGTAGCGGCATCCCAGCAATTTGCTCACGGGCAGCACCAACTTGTGCAAGTTGTTGTATAGGCAAAAATTGCTGTTGATAAATTTCAGGCGCAAGGCCAGCAAGTCCGGCCTGACGAGCCATTGCCTGTTCTTGGAAGCCACGCTCACGGGCAAAGTCTGCCGCAGCAATCTGGCTAGATATGTCCCCAATGGCCCGACCTGTAGCCTCTGTAGCCTGTCCAATGGCCCGCTCTTGAGCGCCTGACCCATAACGGCCAGCACGAGAAAAAGCAGACTGAATACTGGGAAGTGTTGTTTGCTCAAACTGCTGCATCAGAGGACGCACCGCAGATTGAATAGCCATGTCCCTAAATGGGGAGCCCTGTAGGAAGCCACCACCAGCAGTAAAACCAACACCACTCAAAGCCTGTTGGTAGGCTTGCTGGGCGCTTTCAAGCGTAGGCTGGGCGCCCCTGGCAATCTGCTCCTGGGCCCGGAGAGCGTCTAAAGTCTGTTGGCTAGGAGAAACATAAGTCTGCCCAGGGTAAAACTGTGGTTGATTTGGGCCAAAGAAAAGTTGCTCTCCACGACGCAAGCCAAGTTCAAGATAGGGTCTCAGAGTTGGGTCAATCCGTGACTCACCTCCACCAGTACCTCGTAGTGCTGGCAAATCCGATAGTCCCATTGGGGTTGGTGCGATTTTTGGCCTCGGTGGCGCCGATGGGTTGAAAGTACCTCCGATACCAGATTGAATACCACTTAAAAATGGATTTGCCATTTGCTTATCCTATCAAAATGTAAGCGTAAGTTTTATCTGCCGTGTCATTGGCATAGTGAGAAATGACAGCACTTCCCGTCGTTTGAGAACTCACATATATGTTTGAGTACGCAAGCGGAGAGATTAGTTTTACTACTATTGAAGCAGCCGGAATAGCAGGTCTTGGAACTGCACCGTCAGCCGCAAAATGCTCTAGCGTTACATCTGTGCTACTCACAGAACCAGCGACCTCTAAATAGTCTCCAGCAGCACAAGTAATCAGAGTCTCGTAGGCCGCCACCACATGAGAAGGCTCTGTAGCAGACTTCCTAATTGGCATGAAATATCTTTTGCCCGTGTTTGCAACATCACTTCCAGACTTTTTAAGCCAGATGTCTGCGTACTCACCAGCGTTACTAAGGCTAGATAACTGAAGCGAGTATTGAACCGAGTAAGTCCCTGCGTTTCTAACATTCACCCGAGTTGTGTTGCTCAGATAAACGCCTGAAGACTTATCCGTAGAGTCCCACTCTACAAGCGCACTCGTTCCCGTAGAAGGTGCGGTCTGATCTGTATTGTTAGAGAACTCGCCAAACGGAGAAGCGTCAGCCTCAGCAACATCCGAGAACGGAATCAAGACTATTTTTGTATCTACAGAAATACGCTCGTCAACCAGGTTAGTGGTTGTTGCGTTGCCCGTATTGAGCGTGATCGTGCCCGTATTGTTGGTCTTGCCGTTCATCACTCCATTGAGGATTTCGGCAACAGCACGAGGATCACCACCAAACGGAGGCAGTACACGAAACATCAGCGCATCCCCGCAGGCTGGGCTTCTATCTCTACACCAATGGCACTAGACCAGTTATCACCGCTAGGAGACACCCTGAGCCTGTGATATTTACCCATCGACCTCAGACCGACTCGGTTCTCTGAGTTAGCGGCCACAGCAGTATTGAAGTTTGCCGCCTCATTCAAAAGGAACCTAGAGGAAATCGCCACACTCGCAGAACCGTTGTCTACAACTGGTTTGGCAAGCGTTATCATCGTGGCCACAGGAGACTGGTTAATATCAGCGGTCTCTATTGTGGCAGTCTTGTTTGCGCCCGTAAAGGTCACAATCTTGTCGCCACGCACCCCAGAAAACAACATCTTTCCACCCAGCCATTGCCGGGAGTCTAAAGAGGTCTGCAAAGCGTCTATCGAGGCATTAAAGTTATCCAGCGCCTCAAGAGTAAATCCAGGTGTCGTAGCGTCTGCAATCCTGTTTACAGTCGTGTCTGCGTAAGACCACCGTTTTGTAGGGATATGGTAAATCAACAGTCTGTAGGTATTGTCAAGGACTGGATAACCCCACACCACTAGGTTTTTGCTTGGCTCTACTGCCGCAGACATACTTGAGAGACTAGACTCAATCAGCGTTTCAAAGAAGAACCTGTTTACCTTCTCTGCGCCTATAGCCTCGACCTGCTGGCCGTTACAGGCATAGAACCCGTCATCAGCAAGGAAGTAAGTAATACCCTGCCACTGGATGACAGAGTTGGACTCATAACACCCAAGGTTCCTAGAGATGTTGTCGAACTGGAACACCAACGGAGTCCCAACATAAGACATCCGATGAATAGAACTGGCGCACAGAACAAGACCGAACTCGCCACCCGTAATACCCCTGACCTCACCACCGTCAGGAATGTCTTGGAAGTCTGACTGCGTAACCGCAGAACTTGACCAGGTTGTTGGATCGTTAATGCCCGACCACTGCACCCTTGATGCGTTGACCTCGGTGTTACCTGTAACAACAAAGTCCCGCACCACCGTCACATGACGAGCCTTGGGAGCCCCAGAGATGAGCTGGAAGTTTCCAGTGGTCGTTAAGTCGTAGTATTGAAGCGTATTCGGATAACCAGCAGCAATCAGGTTATTACCGAACTGCGTGAACCTCCAGCGGTCACTCACCGTCTGGTAGGTCGTTGCAGATATATCGTCCAAAGACAAGTCTGTAGAGTCAAACAAGAATAACTTTGTCGGGCCACCTGCGATCACACGGGAAACGCCACTTGTGTCAATAGCACCCACCACAGCAGTCAGGTCTTCAGAAGCGGCGGCAGAGTAGTCCACCTCGCCCATAAAAGGCCCGTAACCCACCGCCTTGGGGTAGACATTCTTAGCGACTGTCAGCGCCCCTACAAGCCCTGGTTGGTCAGGAAGCCACTCTCCGAAATCTACCCGACTCGTTGCCATTGATTAGTCCCACTAGAAATTGTTGTCCAAGTACCGCTACCAATTGCGGTTTCAGTCCATGTGTTCGGGGCTACTGTGATCTCTGTCCAGGTGTTTGCCTCCACCGCAGACGGGCTCCATGTATTGGCCTCGTCTGGAACATCTGACCACTCTTCACCGTAGATATAAAGATTC